AAAGTCTCAGGGTCTTTCCCCCGTAGTTTTGCCAGCTTCTTCAGCGCCGTCTGAAACGCAGGCTTCAGTACCTTCACGAGATTCTGAGCAGCAAGAGTCGCGCCCACAGAAGCCACTGCCGCCGCTCCCGCCGTCGTTGCAGCCACAGTCACCACCTCAGGAGTCGGCAACGCAAACTCCAGAGACGTCCCCGGCACAGTCACCGTCGGCTGCTGAACCTCAACCTTCTCAATCACAGGCGGATTGACCAGCAGGTCGATCGTTTCCTGTTGTGCCTGGATGTTGTCGTTAAGCTGCTCGATCTGCTTCTGCAGCTTCTTGGCAGCATCGCGTGCGCTTTGGTCGACACCTTGCGGTGGCTTTGGTGGTTTAGGCGGCTTCTTTGGCGGGACGCTGGGTGGGATCAGCAGCGGGTGAGAGGGAGCCGGAAAGACCGGCTCCTCGATCGATGGCCTCGGAAGTTCAATAGACCCAGGCAGCTGTATGGATGGCAGCTGCAGTGGGTCCACCTATCAGAAGTCGATAACTGCGCCGGTCTTGACGTAGCTGCCGGTGTCAGAACCGTCGAACTTGCTGAAGCCCACCTCGGCGTAGATGTTGGTCTGGTCGTCGACCTGGCCGCTGGCGCCAGCCTTGCCTGACCAACCCCAGTCAGTGTTGGTGGTGTCGTTGCTCATAGCAGGGCCGGCCTGGATAAAGAAAGGCCCGTCCTTGTAGCCAACGTGCAGGTCAAGGCTGCTGCCGCTGGAGCTGCTGCCGCTGAAGCCGGTCACGAACTCGGGGTTCGCATACATTTTGCCCTCTGCCTTCGCAGACGGGGCGCCCAATGCAAACGCCGTGGCGACGACAGAAGCAGCAATCAAAAGACGCTTCATGGTTATTGGAAGAAAACACGCAGACCTTAGTAGAAGTATTAAGTAGGCACACCCGTGCCAGTAGCTGGAGTGGCCTCTTCTAATAATTCACCGCACCAACCAAAGATCTTTAACAGAATCAATTTCCTTTAACTTGATCCAACGGGCGTCAACAGGGCAATTTTTTCGCATGTAAACCTGGCCAATTACACCAATACAAGCCCACTCAGGACGTTGTGAGCGCGGAACGTATGACGCATAACGGGTTTCGTCCCAATCAGGATTGACTGCAGGCTTAGTGCGTTGGTTGCCTTCATCGTCAAGCAGCGGAACTTCATTGCCTTCATCGTCAACAGTGACAGCAGGTTCATAAACAAACCGACCCCATTCGTCACGCTGGGAGCGGCCCGCCCATTGAATTTCGCCAGCGTTAGCAACAAAGCTTGCAGTGCCAGAAACAATTCCAATAGGAGCGTCGCCTTCTTCTGCAATTTTAATTTTGCCAGTCAAGCCATCAACAGCAACTGAGTACCCGATACGATCTTCGGCATTTGGATTGCCATCAGACCATTCAAACATCTCCGCAAAGTCAAAGTTATTCGAGTTCCAGTTAGCGTCAGCACCTGCACTGCCGCTGTTTGTGTTAAAATCAAATCTCTTATTTTCGTTGTTGTTAACGTTGTCGCGGATTGTAAAGTGATCGTCAACGCTAAAATAAGCATTGCCATTGTGACGAGCAAGAACGCCATCTGTACCGCCGCCACCACTGTATCCGTATTCGCTAAAACTAATTGATCCGTCGGCTGCAACGTTAATTCCATAGCCCGGCACTCTAAAACGCCCTTTTTCATCAATACGCGCCCGCTCTGTAACATTTTCATTAGGAGAGCCGTTATTATCTTTTGTGTGAAATGTAAGAACTCCACCCCACCCAGAAACAGTTTGCGCGCTTACTGCTGCAAGAGATGCACTTTGTGAAGTGTTGTTAGCGTTATGTACTCTAAATCTCAGCGCATGCACTTGATTTCCGCCTGAAGCAGAAACAAGTTTTGTCAACGACGCATCACCACCTTTTACTTGAAACAAGCCGCCGCCTTGATCGCTAGCCGTTCCAAGCAATAACTTTCCACTGCTATCTATCCTCATTTTCTCGTCTGCAGACGTAGCAAACAACATCGCATCGGCAGAATGGTTGTACTGGAGATAACCTCTGTAAACGTCAGTGCCTGTACCACCATCACCCATCAAAATGCTACAAGTGCCAGAAGTGGTGGACGCAAGCGCAATTGTTCCTTCAGAGCTAGAGCCATGCGCACCAACTTGCAACTGTTTAACAGCCGACGCGGTGCCGATGCCAACATTGCCTGCGCTGGTGATAACTACTTCATCAGCACCTGCACCGTTGTAGTTAAGCCTAAAGGTGTTGTCAGTGTAGGTATAAGCAAGCCAGTCGTTTGTGCTGTTAGTTGCCTCAAAAGCTTGCGTGCCTTTCAGTGTTAAAAGATGACCTGGCGACGAGGTGTTTATGCCAAAATTTCCAGAACTATCAATGCGCATCCTCTCGTTACCTGAGGTAAGAAAGCGCATATGATTTGAGGCGTGGTTGTATTCAATTTGTCCTTCATATTGTTGCTGACCTGAAGTTCCGTCAGCAAACATAATGTACCCAGAATTATTGTTTTGAGACGCAATAGTCAGGCCGTGGGCTCCCGTGTGATTGCCAACAACTAAATTATTAGAAGCTCCGTTGTACGAACCCATGGCGGTATTTGCAATGCCAACTCGGCCAGAGCTATCGATACGCATTCTCTCGCTAGGAACATAGCTGTTGCCCGAAGAACCTCCAGTCCCAAAAGTTAACGCGCTGGCTGCTGTTTTAATGTTGACTTTGTGGGCGACGTTGCTGCCGTCACGGCCCAACATGCTGTATTGACAAGTCGTACTGGTGCCAGAGCTTTGCAGCTGGACCTCAGGATTACCATCAAAAACGTGAACCTTAGATTCAGGGGTCGAAATTCCTATGCCAACCCGGTTATTAGTGCCGTCAACCTTCAGAGTGTTGCTGTCGATGTTGATGTTTTCATCGACGCCGCCAGTGGTGACTTGAGTAAGTGTCATGGTCATTCACCAAGGGTAGAGGAAGCAATGCTGGCCTGATAGGCAGAGATTACATCGGCCGTCCACAGGGCTGCTGCAATGTCTTGCACTTCCTGGGCTTCGCCGCTTACGTCGTCGCCAGGGGCAACAGCATGGCGGTGGTGGTTGCGTGCCAGTTCGACGCCATCCTCTTCGACCACAGTAGTGGTGCGAATTTGGATGACCTGATTAGGCAAGATTTCTTCTTTGTATTCGAGTCGTTTTGTGATGGCCATTAGGGACGTCCTCCAGACGAAACAGGTTTAGGCGTAGTTTTAAGCCATCGCGGGCTCGTTTTTATGCGCAATAATGCACTGAAAATAGAATACCTGCGCCGCCATTTTGAACATGATTACTTTGAATTCTATCAATACCATTTGCAGCAGCAAACGTCATTCTGATGTGAGAAGTGTTGTTTTCGATATACCCCATAGGAGTGTAACTAGCACTCCAACCAGACCAATTATTGAACCATCCGACAGAAATAGAGGGGTAAGTTTGGCTGTTGTCAGTTGCAAAAGGTAGCCCAGCGATGCCAAGGTCTTGATTGTCGGCTCCTCCATTTGCATAAGTTGTTCCTGATATTTCTATATAACCCGTTAAAAATACATGCCTGCCAACTTTTGTGTATCGACCCTTTTGATGACCGTAACTGGAAAAAAGGTTAGACGCAAACGCGTTAGTTACACCGCCTGAAGTAAAATATGGCGTCCAAACGCCCTCTTCATAATCGTCGAGAGCGTTTGCTTGCGCCGTGTCGCCATTAAAAGTTAAGCCACCAGCTGCAAGAACACGCAGTCGCTCAGTGTTATTTGTAGAAATAATTAGAGGATTATTTTCGCGCTGAACAATATAACCGGCGGAAGTGTCGGACCCAAAAATGATGCCATCGTCATGGGTGTTTCCCTGGCTAGAGGTAGAACAATGCAGGAAAGTTTGAGTGCCAGGCCCGCGTAATTGCATCATATAGCCCGGCGCACTAGTAAACGGAGTTCGGCCAACTCCAATTTGGCCAGAGCTATCAATGCGCAATTTCTCCGCGGAGGCAACGCCAAGCTTTAATGTTTGACTTGCGTGTTGATATTGAATAAAGCCGTCATATTGACCAGTCCCACTTGTGGCGTCTGAGAAAAAGATATTGCCATTTCCTGAAGCGCTGCCACGAATAGTGATACCCGTGCTGAATGGACTTGCAATAGTTAATCGATCAGCATCAGCAACGCCAGGTGTTGTCGTCCCCAGCATTACACGGCCTACGCCATCTACTCTGGCCCGTTCTGTTGCATTGGTGCCAAAGATTAAATCTTGGTTTTCATAATTCCAAAAATAGAGATCATTTTCGTAGTAAGTAACTGTGCCGCCTGACCCAGAAGTTTGCCCAGTGCTTCCATTGGTAAAAACAATTTCAGAAGGCGCGGTTCCACTGGATGCAGTGTTGTGAATATGAAGGAGCCTTGCCCCACTATTTCCAACCGTTGGTGTAGACGTTCCCAGGCCGATGTTTCCATCGTTTGAAATACGAGCTTTTTCCGTGCCGTCCTGCGTGAAGATAGTGTTGTACGCCTGTACGTCTAGATCCGCCCAGGCAGCGTTGTCATTGCAAGTGACGCGGATTTGATTTTCAGCGTCGCCGTTGTTAGTTCCCGTGCTATTAGAAAGATGCAGAACGTCTTGGCCACTAGCGGTGCCGCGCACCTCAAAACGACTGAAGTTAGATGGCGCTGTAACTCCAACTCCTGCTACGCCAGTCGTTGCAATAGTTTGGTTGCCAAAGTACGGGTTAATCTTGGTGCCAGCAATAGCTGCACTGCTGCTGACCTTGGCGTTAGTAACAGCACCATCGACCAACGCTGACGTGTCGACCGTGTTGTTGCTGGGCTGGCCAATGTTGACCGTCGAGCCGATGGTGACAATAAAGTAATTAGCGCTAGTTGCGGGTGCAGCAGCAAAGATGATGTCGTTGGTGTCAATTGCAAAACCTTCAGATGGCTGGCTAGTGCCGCTGTTTGGTTTTTGGATTACACCATTGACGCTGACCAGCATTTGCTGGGCGTTAGCGCCAGCGTTGCTAAGGGTAAACCGATAGGCGCTGCCATTAAATACAGGAGACCCACCACCTGTGCCGCTTGACGACGACAGCGTGTTGATGAAGAAGTTGCCGACGGACTGCACTTCTTTCCACGCAGAAGTGCTGGTGTCGTACACCTTCATTTTGTTGGCGGTCTTGTCGTACCAGAGATCGCCTTCGTCCAGATCTGTCGTCGGCGCGTTATCTGATACGCGATACCGGGCCTGGAAATCATTGATGTCATCGCTGAGCTGAACGACGTCAGCCTCTTTAGCGATGAGTTTGTGATAGGTGTAAGTGTTGAGAGTTGTGGTGGTCTGCACCTGCAGGCCCAGGCCGGCGGCCAACGTGCTGCTTCGCAGGCTGGTGGGGAAACCAGTAATTGTGACCGTAACGTTGCCGGTTGTGCGGCTAGTGGTGCTTGCGCCGGCAGCGTCAACAACAATGCCGCCTGCATCAGCAATCGACACCACCGTGCCAGCGTTGTCGCTGGGGTCAGGGTTAGTTGTCGGGAAGCTGGTCTCGTTTGGAATGGCAACGAAGCCGCCCAGGGCGTT